GCAACACATTGCGTGATTTGCTATCTACTTACGATAAAGAGATGCAAATTAATAATGCAGTTGTTGCACAATCTGAAGTAGATGCTCCAAAAAGCGGTTATGACACTAATCATTATTTTAGCTTACAATTAGACGATAATGGTAATACTGAATTAGTTGATACCGATGCTGACAATATTCCTGATACAATGCAGTCGCCTTCTAGAAAAGGATATAATGGTTACTTATTAGGTAGCGGTATACCAACTAATGGCGAAGCATTTGGTCACGGTATTGCATTTGCAGCAGCTCCCGAAACTGGAGATTTCTTCCTACGTACAGACTTTGCTCCAAACAGATTATTTAGATACGATGGTGCCCGTTGGGTTAAGCAAGAAGATAATGTACGTATGACAATGTCAAATACTACAACACGCAAAACACAAAAAGGTACGTTTGTAAATAACACTGCAACTAATACTATTGGCGGTGAAACAACAACTGAAAGACAAAGTCTATCACAAGCACTTAGACCAAAGGCTGATGAATAATGAAATATAACGATATTAAACTAGCTGAGAGAGAAACAGCTGATCAAAAATTAGTTCGTACATATTGTGATGGAATATCACAAGGAGCAGTCAATTCTGTGCGTTGGAAAAGCAGTAAGTATTTAGATCGAGCTATACAAACTGCAACTAAGTTTGCAAAAGCTAATCCAAAATTTGCTGCCGAAATTGAGGCGTGTATTACTTCTGGCCGAGCCAAATACGCAAAAGGTGGCGGCACAGTAACTAAACAGGGCAGAGAAATTAATAGGTTTCGCAATACTGATGGTACAGGGACTGGGCCAACTGGTCCTTACAAGGACGGTGGCTATGGTGGCAATGGTGTTGGCACTAATAGATCTGTTGGCACTGATACATCTGTTGGGAGCGACAATGGTGTAGCCCAAGGTGTCGATATTACAGGTACTACTCCTATGCAAAAGGCAGCTGATCAATTAGAAGGTTTGTTAAATGCAGAAGATTGGGCAGGTGCTAAAGCATTGCTTGACAGCAACTCAGATTTAAAAGCTCTGTTTCCACCAGAATATCAAGACATGATTGACGCAGCTATACAAGCTGACATAGATGCAATAGAAACAAAGGAAAAAGCAGACGCTCAAGCAGCAATTCAAAAACAAGCAAAAGAAGATGCTAAGATAGCAGCAGAACAAGCAGCAGCCGAAGCAGCCGAAGCAGCAGCCATTGCAGCAGCCGAGATAGCAGCAGAAAGAAAACGACTTGCAGATCTAGCAACAAAAAAAGCAGCAGAAGCAGAACGACTTAAAAAGTTAGAAGACGAGAAAGCAGCAGCTAAAGCTAAAGCAGATGAAGCGGCTAAGATTGCAGCAGCAGAGAAAGCAGAAGCTGAAAAGTTAGAAGCAGCTAAGATAGCAGCCGAAGAAGCGGAAGCAGAACGTCAACGTATAGCAGACGAGGAAGCAGAAAAAGAAGAAGAAAGAAATAAAACAGCTCCTGGTGATAATTTGGAAGAGCCAGATAAAGTATATGATTGGGATGATTTATAATGAAATGGCAAGACTTAAAAAGTGTAATAGTAGAAGCAACTGACAGAGTTATTATTGCTGTTGAATTTCGGAGTGGTAAGAAAATTACTATTCGAAATGTTCCAAAGGCATTAACACTTAAACCTGACTTTAATACAGTAGTTGCTAAAAAAGCAAAAACAGCAGAACCAAATGAAACGTTTTCTGGTTGGGTAGAAGTTAGTACCGGCCAAGCTGATGCAATTGATGCAACAGCACCAAAAAATAATCCAGGTGATAAAGTAACTGCTACTTCAGGAGTTATATCATTAGATGACTACGTACAACTAGTTAAAGATAACGAGTGGGAAAAAGTGCATGATGCTCTTACTAAAAACCCTGAGTTAATAGATGCGTGGGGAATAGGCTACGCAACACAAGCTCGCATTGCAAGTCTTGCAGGAAAACCTGGGCCAAAATACAAACCAGACGAAGAAGAAAAACTTGATATGGAAAATTGTCAATCTCTCTTTAAACTAATTAATAAAACGTTTGATAACTCTGTATACAAAGGATTAACGTATGCCGACACTCGTAAAGAAGAAGATATATTCTATAATAAGAGATCACAAGATCCAGAGTTTCCAAGCGGAGTATCATTTGAATGGAAGTCTAGTCCTGGACTAAGACCCGGCGGTAGAATCGACGATATTAAAACAACGTTTAATATAACTGCAATGATTAATACAAACACTCCTAAACTTATTAAAACTGATTCAGGCTATCAGTGGTATGAATCACATGAAGGATTTCCTAGTTCAGTAGGTGATTGGGATAGACTTAAAGAAATGATTGTTAAAGAAGTATTTGCAGAAGATACTATAACTACAACAGGCCCGGCACAACAAGATCAAAAGCTCGGCGAGCCATTAAAGGTTACTATAGGCGCTCGCGGATTTACTTATATAAACTCAATAGTACCGGATGGAGCTAACTAAATGCAGCATTTTTATGATGGGCAAATACGCAGGTATATAACACAGATCGTACGCCTAATGAGTAACTTTAGTTACAAAGACGGCAAGGGTGCATTAACACAAGTGCCTGTATTGTACGGAGATTTAACTCGTCAAGTTGCAAACATTATTAGAGAGAACAGTGAGAATAAGATACCAAGCGCACCTCGCATGGCAGTATACATTACTGGACTTGAAATGGATCGCGATCGGCTAAGTGACAGTAGCTATGTTAATAAAGTTAACATACGAGAACAAGCATATGATAGTGCTGGAAAAGAATATTTAAATAAAGAAGGTAAAAACTATACTGTAGAACGCTTAATGCCTACTCCTTATACATTAACAGTAAATGTAGATGTATGGAGTTCTAATACAGATCAAAAATTACAAATTCTAGAACAAGTATTAATGTTGTTTAACCCAAGTTTAGAAATTCAAACAACAGACAACTATATCGATTGGACTAGTTTAAGTGTAGTAAATATGACAGGTCTTACATTTAGTAGCAGAAGTATTCCTGTAGGAACAGAGAGCGATATTGATATTGCAACACTAACATTTAGTACACCAATATACATTAGTCCTCCTGTTAAAGTTAAACGTCTAGGAGTAATTACATCTGTTATACAAAGTATATTCAACGAAAGTCAAGGCACAATTGATTTAGATCTATCAAGAGCAGGTAGCGGTTTTGAAGATACTCCGCAGTCTCAAGTTAAGACTAAGGTAGTAGCTGTTGATAATTTTGATAATCCTACTGGAATCGAAGAACAAATTATAAATGAAGGCACAAGTGTCACTGATGTTGATAATGCTTTAATTAATTCACATGATAATTATGGATTATTAGTAATGGGCACAACTGCTAAACTAGTCCATAAAGGCGTAGTTGGTTCTGAAACATGGACTGGATATTTAAAATCTATGCCGTTTGAATTTAGTACAGGTGTTACCGAATTACGGTTGTCTAGACAAGACTTAACAAATGATATTATAGGCACTGTTGTAGTTAATTCAGTTGATCCTTACGAATTAGCTATTACATGGGATACTGATAGTTTACCTGCAGACACAGTTATTTCTGGTCCAAATGGCGATAAGAATAAAATTGATTATATTATTAATCCGTATAAAACTAATCCAACTTCACTAAAATCAGGTAATCCGCGCATACTAATACTATCTAATATTAACGATAGTGAAAATGTTGGTCAGGATGCTGGATACGAAACACCCGATAACTATGTGTATGACGGTCCTGATGCATGGAAAAATACAGACGGCACTGACTTTGTAGCTAGTGCTAATGACATTATCGAATGGAATGGTACTGCTTGGTCTGTTGTGTTTGACGCAAGTGCGCAAGACAGTACAGTTATATATACTTCAAATCTTACTACTGGTAAGCAATACAAATACGAAAACGCCGAATGGGTACTAGCATACGATGGCGAATATCCAAGAGGCAGCTGGAGATTAGCATACTAAGATAATTATTAGTATGAAGCTAGATAATATCATTTGCAGCGGCGCTATTGTATACGCCCTTAATACTAAACGTTTTTTATTTTTACATAGAGCACAAGGCCGGCATAATAATCTTTGGGGGTTAGTCGGTGGCACTAATGAAGGTGCAGAAACTCCATGGGAAGGTTTAAAGCGAGAAATCTTTGAAGAAGTCGGCGAAGTTGATATTATAAAAACAATGCCGTTAGAAACATTTATTAGTAATGATACTAGGTTTCATTTTCACACGTATCTATGTGTAATACAAGAAGAATTTATGCCTGCATTAAATGCAGAACACAACGGATATGCTTGGGTAGAGTTTGGCAAGTGGCCAAAGCCATTACATCACGGATTAAACAATACCCTTCGACATAAAGTTAATTTAGATAAATTAAAAACAGTATTCAAAGTCATAGATTTACTTGACTAATTAGCGAAAAGGTAGTATAATAAAATTATGATAAAAGTATTAGTAATCGGCGATGTAATAATCGACAAATATGTTTATGGAACTTCTGACAGGTTAAGTCCTGAGGCTCCGATCCCTATTGTAAATTTAATAAGTGTAAAAGAAACATCAGGTGGCGCAGGAAATCTTTTTGAGAACCTAAAATCTCTTGGTGTTGATGCGCAGTTATTAAGTTATGACGGACTTAAAAGTGTCAAGACTCGGGTGTTTAGTGACGGTCATTATGTTACACGCATTGACGAGGATCATATTACCGACGGCGATCAAATGTTAGTTGATATTAAAAAGATTGACTTTTCTCCGTATACTTACGTTGTATTAAGTGATTATGCTAAAGGTGTGTTAACTCATGCAAAAGAAATAATTGCACACATTAATACATTCGGATGTAAAGTGATTGTAGACCCAAAGAGAGCTGCTAGTCATTATGAAGGTGCCTGGCTTATTAAGCCTAATATGCTTGAAGAAACTCAATACAACTTTAGCGAACATAACTGGAACTGGATTGTAACAGATTCTAATTTGCCAGTTCGTGCAAGGATTGATAATGTTTCGTACACTATACAGCCTAAAGATGTTGATGTAAATGATGTTACTGGTGCAGGAGACTGCTTCTTAGCAGCATTTGTATATGCATTAGTTGACGGTGTTAGTATGCACAACGCCCTTAAATTAGCGTGTGCAGGCGCATCTGAAAGTGTAAAGCATGTAGGCACATATGTTCTTAAAGAACGTGATTTAAAGAAAAAAGTTATCTTTACAAACGGCTGTTTTGACGTTCTACATAAAGGGCACCTTACACTGCTTAAAAAAGCCCGTAACATGGGTGATAAGCTAGTCGTTGGTCTAAACAGCGACGGTAGCGTTAATACTTTAAAAGGCGGGGATAGACCGTTTAACAACGTGAATACACGAATCGAACAATTAAAATTAATTCCATACGTTGACGAAGTAATAGTATTTGATGAAGATACTCCTATGCTTCTTATTAAAAAGCTAAGACCTGATGTTATTGTTAAAGGCGGAGACTATCGTGTGGAGGAAGTTGTTGGACACGATATTTCACCTGTACGTATTATTCCTTTAGTAGAAGGTCATAGTACTACTGAAATATTGAAGGACCGTAAGTGAAAATATTAATTACAGGTCATGAAGGATTTATAGGTAAAAACTTAGCACCGTTCCTTGACAAGGACAACGAGTTATTTGGTTATGAATTTACTCCTGACTCGTTGCCCGATGTTACTGGGTATGACTGGGTAATACACTTAGGTGCAATTAGTTCAACAACAGAACGAGATATAGATAAAGTAATGTTGCAAAACTATGAATTTTCAAAGTGGCTGTTTAACGAATGTAATAATAAAGGTGTAAATTTACAATATGCATCTAGTGCAAGTGTATACGGCACCAATACTGAGTTTAACGAAGATGCACCAAAGCTGCCACAAAGTTATTATGCAACTAGTAAGTATTTGTTCGACCGATGGGTTATGCAGCAGTCACATAATATTATAGTTCAAGGCTTTCGCTTTTTTAATGTATACGGTCCTTACGAAGATCATAAAGGTGATCAAGCAAGTCCTGTGACTAAGTTTTTTAAGCAGGCACGAGAGAAGGGTGTTATTACTCTTTTTGAAAACAGTGACAAATATTTAAGAGATTTTATATATGTAGGCGATTGTTGTAATATACATAGATTTATGTTAACAAGTTCCGAATCAGGTATTTTTAATATTGGCACTGGTGTTGCAACTAGTTTCCAAACTATTGCTGAACTTATTTCTAAACGGTTTAATGCTAAAATTGAGTATGTTCCGATGCCTAATTCATTAAACGGTCAATACCAAGAATACACATGTGCTGATATAGATCAGTTACGTAAATTAGTTAATATAAACTTTACAACCCCAGAGGATTTTATAAATGGATCAAACTAACCCACCAACTAGACTAAGCGGAGCAGTAGAAAAAGGCTGGGGATATGAACTTATCTGGGCCACTAGTGATGACTACTGTGGTAAAATTATGTTCTTTAACAAAGTCGGCGGAAAAACAAGTATGCACTTTCATAAAGTAAAAGATGAAACTTGGTTTGTAAATTGCGGGCGTTTTAAAGTAAGGTATATTGATACTAAAGATTCTGCAATGTACGAAAAAGAAATAGGCGAAGGCGAAGTGTGGCATAATCCACCGTTGATGCCGCATCAATTAATAGCACTAGAAGACGGTTCTAGTTTAACCGAAGTAAGTACTGCGGATAGCGTAGAAGATAATTACCGTATTGGTCCAGGCGATAGTCAAACTGATAACGCAGAGTAATCACAATGTACGATAAAAATAATATCGCACCTAAGTGTGTTATAGGTTTAGACCGCGATGGAGTAATTAATGTCGATCGTGGCACTTACACTTATAGACCTGAAGACTTTGTGCCAATACCTGGAAGTTTGGATGCAGTTGCTAGACTACGAAAGATGGGTCATAAAATTGCAATTATTACTAATCAAGGCGGCATTGCAAAAGGATTATATACTGCTAATGATGTAGAACGTGTGCATAATTACATGTTTTCATTATTAGGACAAGCTGGGTGCGATAGCATAGATGCGTTATACTACAGTGAGTCGAGCGCACGTAGTGATGTCCTTGCTAAACCAAATACAGGAATGTTTAAGTATTGCGAACAAGATGTTCCATTTATTAAATTTAATAAAGGTTACTTTGTAGGTGATAAAATGTCTGATTTAAAGGCAGCGTTTAAGATAGGTGCAAAGCCTATTCTAGTACGTACCGGACACGGCGAAGAAACTATTAAAGAATTAAATAAATTTACTAATCAAAAGATAAAGAAAAAGACCATCATATTTGACGATCTTAGTTCTTTTGCAGATTGGATAGAGTCTAAAAATGTTAACTCTAATAACTCTATTAAGTATTCTATTAGTTAACAGCTCCTGTTTCTAATAGAATATTAAAGGACAAACTAATACGATCAGTATCAGTTTTGTTTTCATTAACTCCGTGATCTAAATGGCTAGGCCACATAACTGTTCTACCTTGCTCTGGCACAAACTGAGCTTCATTAATTGCACTTCCAATTGGATTACTTTTTAATGCTTTATTAGCATTTCTAAAAACTATATCGCCGTCTTTGCCAGTTGTGTTAAACCAATACACTCCACTAATTGAATTAGTACCGTGATCATGGATGTGTGCATGTAGTCCGGGCTTAGTTAGTGTTATCCACGAAGTACTAAGTACAGGCTTGAACCCTTCTTTAACATGCATCATGTTCATATAGTTTTCACAATGGTGTAGAATAAAAGCTGTAACAAGTTTCATATCTTCATCTTTTAAGATAGATGTAGCAAAGTCGCCTTTATTAGATAGCTGTTGTGAACTAGAATCCCAATTTGGATTTTGTCCCCAAAGATCATTTGAATATAGTTTGTCAACTACACGCTGTATCTCAGCTTGTACATCGTTATATTCTGTATCTTCTAGTTTATATGTATATAGCGGTGTAGGAAATAGCGATATTATTTGACCTTCATTTTGTTCATCCATATTACGTTCCTTTATTTCCTAATCCAAAGCTATTAACATTAACTTCGGCAATTTCATCTGTTTCAATTGATATTGTTGGTGTTGATCCGTGACCTGTACCGTGTGCTATTTCAACTAGCATCTTTGTTGCAGGAAAATATATATAGTTAATCTCTGAATTATATAAAGTCCGCATTGCATCGTCAATTGTTTCAACTAATGGTTCGCCACCTAAGTTAAAAGAAGTGTTAAACAATGCCGGTACGCCAGTTTGGTTTTTAAATTCTTTAATTAATCCATGCCAGTGAAAGTTTTGTTCTTGAGTAACAGTTTGTATTCTGCAGGAGCCGTCAACATGAATAACCGCTGGAATCTTTTCTGCTACGCCTTCCTTACAACTAACAGCATACATCATGCTAGGTGAATCTTCCATACCTCTAAGGTCAAACCAATCATGTACATCTTCTTGTAGTACAGATGCAGCAAATGGTCTAAAGTACTCTCTTTTTTTAATTAAGTTAACAAAGTCCTTGCCTTCAGGCATTGTTGGATCAAACATTAACGATCTATTACCTAAAGCTCGAGGACCGTTTTCACATCGTTCTTGGAACAAAGCTACTATATTTTTTGATCGAATAGTATTAATAACATCAGTATAACTTATATCATAACTAATTTTACCATTGTACTTTGCAGCAGATTCTTTAATAGTTGCTGGGGTTATTTCTTGAACTGGTCCAAGGTAAAGGCCTTCGTCTTTATCTCTAACTCGTGCGTCCTGGGTAATCTCATGATAATGATATAAGGCTGCGCCCATAGCAGTGCCTGCGTCATTTGATATAGGTTCTACATAAATGTTAACGTCTTCGGGTAAGTGCTTTAAGTAATAATAATTTGCTACACAATTTAACCCATACCCGCCACTAATAACAATATTTTTATTACCAGTGCGTTCAATAGACGTTTTAATTAAGTCAAGCACAAGCTCTTGAGATTCTATTTGAACATTATATGCCATATTTCTGCGAGACGCTAATAATGTAAGATCTTCTGCATCAGCTTCTTCAATCAATTTACCAATTCTATTTGTTTCTTCTTGGTCATCTGGGTCTGTTATTTGATTGTAAATATCTGCATATTTTAATACTTTATCGTCAAGTTCTGGAAATTCTCTTTCATTTATTTCCGAACCGTTGGGATATGTATTGGATAATAAATCTTTGTTGCCGCCCCATTTTCCATAAATCTTAGGTGCCTTGCCTGGCTCACCGTAAGGGAATAGGCCCATGGTCTTTCCTGCTTCAATAGCACCAAACCCGCAGAATTGAGTTACTGCTTCGTATGCTTTAACAATGCCTGCTTTGTCATTAACAATTACTTCAAATCCGTTAGCATTATGATGCTCAGTCATCCACGGACCATTGCCGCCAAAGTGCTTATAAATATCTTTAAAGTTTGCAGGATATGATACATCATACATACTCTCTACTTCCCACATAGTGTCGCCGTCTGGTTTAGGAACAAATGTGCCTGCGCCGTCTACAATAATTGCAGTTGCGGTTTCAAACCCGGATCTATAAAATGCACACGCAGCATGATTTCTATGATGTTGCTCCCAGGCATACACTACTTGCGGATGCGGGTTGGGAGTCTTGTTTGGCTCAATTAGTTTCATTTTCCTTGCTAACGAAGTATACGGGTCTTCGGCAGTATAGTCAGTTTTATTACCGTCTTCGGAAGTGTGTGATATAACCAAAAAATCTATCTTATCGGTATATTCTAAAATTTTAACAATACTAGCAAACGGAGTACCATCATACTTCATTCTTGTTAATCGTTCTTCCTCAATAGAAAATACAACTTCGCCGTCTTTTAACAGACATACTCCAGCATTGTGTCCACGAGCTATTCCTGCAATGTATCCAGTTTGTTCCATTATTTTTCCTCTGTAATCATAGTAAAGTCTTGTGTCACTGGCAAACTATTATTAACGCCTTCAATAATTTGCGTCATAGTATCAGTAGTTAGTTTCATTAAATTTTCATTATGTCTATCAATTCTAACATCAACTACAATTCTAATTGGGGAATAAATCCGCTCGCCTTTGCCATTGTCAATAATAGTTATTGAACTATCAGCCGGGTGTGAAGTATTTTCGGGAAATGTACTTCCCATTACTACTGCACCTGGTTTATTTAACGAATGTGCAATATGCTGTCCTACTGAATCACAGCCTAAGAAATAATCAGCAGCATTAATAATACCAGTCCATTGCAATAAGCTAACGTCTTCTGGATGCATTACACCCATTGGGTGATCTACTGGTATTTTAAATTCGCTCATTAGTATAACAGCGTAATTTTTATTTAATTCTTCAATTATATTTAGAAGATCATCAAGTTCAAACGATCTTCCACTTTCGTCGATAATTGCGTTGCCTTTTAATATAGCAGTAGATCCAAAAGGTTGTAATATTACTACTTTGTCTTTTTTAAAGTGCGACTTTGCTTCTTGGCATAAAGAATGACCTCCATGCATATCGTTCTTACCGACAAATGTTTTAAATTGTTTAGTTTCTGGGATTTTCTTAGGGGGTATATCGTAGTTAATTAGCATATCAAATGCTTGTACAAGATTACACTTTTGGTTAAAATATGCATTTAGTTGATAAGGTTCAGGAGAAATAATTTCTCTGTCTTTTACCTTTTCAAAAATATTTGGATCATTAGCTGGCCAAACGTTTCCGGCTAATATTTTACTAGTTAGATATAAGTCTAACCATCCTTCAACAACAATAACGGCTGTTGGGTCAGTGTGCATCACATAATGTTCTAATGCCGGTATAGCACAAAGCACCCTGCCGGCGCCACCATTTATAAAGAATGCCTTTTTCATTAATATTACAACTCCTCTAGTTAGTCATAATATTTATTTGTGAGTATACCTAATAAGGAGGAATGTGGCTAATAGTCATTGTGCCGAACATTGCATCCGGCACAATAATATTTAAAAGTTAACTTACGCCGTTTGGTAATTGTGCTATAGCGTCTGCATCGTCATCTGTTCGATCTGCAATCATAATAACTGGCACTTGGTCGTCATCAAAGTCTGTATCATACGTCTCATCAGGCGCAGGTGGAAACTTTATTAACTCATTAGGAGTGTCTGCCCATTCGCTAGGAAGATCTCTAAGACGCTGTCTATAATTCATCCAAGCAGTTCTTAATGCTTCTGGCATATCTGAAGCAAGTTTTGAATCACTTGCAGATAATCGGCTATTTCTTTCATCTCTAATAAAGTCATCGCTTCTATCTCTATCCTGTGTCACAAATTCTAAGTCTGCTGTAAAATCTTGCTCTACAGTATGTATCTTATAAATCGCTCTAATGTCCGAAGGATCACTAATTGAATTATTTGGCAAATCACTAGGGCCTACTTCTATTTCGTATACTTTTGGAGTAGCTAAGCCGCCATATATTAGTCCAATTTTCATACAATTTATATCTGAGTCTGCACGTAATATTTCAACACGTTGGTTTAATGCAGGGTCTCTATCAGTTAAATCGTCTGGAGCTGACCATATTTCTTCTACAACACCACTTTCGTCGTCGACCCAAATGATTATTTCTGCAGGTCCTTCGTATAGTTGTGTACTAGTTTTACCTAGTGTAGTAGCTGTTGAATACATTGCATCTGGTACAGCATATGTTAATAATCGAGTTACTGTTGTCATTTATCTATCTCCTTAACTATAAGTTACTTTAACTAGGCCGCCAGCGCCCCAACTGCCCCAGCAAGCACTAGTGGACATTGTTACGTGTCCAGCACCGCCGCCACCCGGGAAAGCTGAGTGTGCAGCACAACAAGACATGTTACCTGTACATGGATGTTTACCACCAACGC